GGTTGTCCATCCAAGGCAACAGTTGGTCATAAATTTTGAGCAACAAGTCCACGTCTTGAATCTGGTATTTCTTCATAAGGGACCAGGCTTTGGCGTCACCCGCCATGCAGTCAATCCACAACTGAAAACCTGTGTGCTTCACCTTCTCGCCTAAACCTAAGGCTTGGGAAACATAATCAAGTTTGTTGCTGGTAAACCTGAAATGTTTTCTTGCCAGCAACAACAGGTCAAGGTCTTTGGTGGGCGACGGCGGGGCCATCCCGTTTTCTAAGAATTCGCGGTTGATATGTTTGTGGTCAAACCCTTTCGAGTTCCACCCGCACAAATAGTCTGCCTCGTCCATAAGCCGGTGTAGTTCTTCCAGCATGGCTTTGCGCCCGTCGTGATGGACAGACTTGAAAATGACTTTTTTGGTTCCAAACCATCTGGCCCCGAAACAAAGGACAGACGTGGGGTCTACAATTTGGGCCAAAGAAATGTTCTGATTGAACAGGCCCCAGGTGTAAACCAGATTTGGTTTTGTTTCTAGGTCAAAGAATAGAATTTTCATGAGGTGCTTCCTCCCCAAATGGGCGTGAATGTACACCTGCACTTTTTATTGTACCAGATAAATCGAACATTTGTTCCACATTCTCAACATTGCTTTCACGGGCACCCTCAGCCAAGTCAATCTCATAACGTAGCTGGCGCATCCCTCTACCGTGAACCCAGGTAGCTTTGCAAGCCACACAGGTTGCCTTGGTGTTCTCCAACGACTTGTACACCTCAATGCGTGACTCAACAAGTACAGCGTGACGGTACGCGCCTTTATCGTCCACCGCGTAGGCGACGTTACAGCGCGGGCATGGGCTTGTAATTTCCATGATGGTTGGCGGGTTCAGTCTTCCCTCGATGGCGCTGGCAATCTTGTAAAGGGTTTGATATTTTTTTTGCACGACGTCGCGGGAAACTTTGCCCGCCCTCATATCGTTAGAAAACTGTATGAACCATTGCCTGAGGTTTGCTGACGGGTCCGGGAAAGGCTTGGCATCCGTGTTTTCTTGGAAAAGGCACACGATTTGGGCTTTTACGTCCTCATACTGCTCAAGCGCCTCAGAGTCGATAACATTTCTTTCGGACGCTAACCCCCCACCTACAGCGTGTGAGCCCGTGGTGGACCTCACAGCCTCTCTCAGTTGCTTCAGCAACGGCGGGTGGGTGGTTGTGACCGTCTGGGGCCCTGTGCTGGCCTCTACAGTGAAAGACGACTTGTAGGGCAACGTCAAACGGTCAACCATAGACAAAATGTTGTCTACGGGCGCTTCAAAAGGGTGGGTCACTAAGTGCCGTCGCTTGACCGATAACGGCAGTGGGCCACTGTTCCATGATGGCGGCCTCTTGAGTTTTTTGTGGCGTTTCGGGCACCCACTGGTCTGCCTGTGCCGCCCTAACGGGTTCAGCAAGCATGACGGGATAGTTCACGGTCAGGTTGGCGGAAATGCCTTGTGTGCCGTCTTGCTTGACGTAGGTGCTAGGTTTTGCGCCCAGCTGACCTTCCAGGTTGAGAATGTCACCTTCGTTGAGGTTGTGTGGGGCGTCGAAGAATATGGAAAATCTTTGGTAAAAGTCTGAGCCGTTGACCGTGAGGGTTTCGAGAACCCTGGCCCCTTTGCCGTCCCAAAACACTCCATCAACTTTTACGTTTGCAAGGATAACTTTAGCCATTTGTGTTCACTTTTCTCTGAGCTAGTTTTCCGCCAATCGGCGACTTGCTCCCACAGTAGCACTTGGGCAAAGAAAAACCCCCCCTGCCTCCAGGGGGGGGTCAGACTGTGTAGCTGTTACTTGAGGCCCGCACAAGGCTTGAGCAGTCTCCGAAACCTTGCTAATTCTATTTCAACTGTAGTCTCGTTGTCGCCGTAAGCCTCGACCATGTCCTCGGCCAAATCTTTCAGTGTCCCGGTAAAGTCCTCTACGAATATATCAACTTGAGCCCAACGGTCTTTTTTTACTAGTTTGGCAATATCCGCACACCCTTGACGGTGGTAGGCGCTGGGGCCACTACTAGCTTGGACTTCTACGAGTGTTACTGACATTTTGTTCCCCTTCGGTTGGTTGCTGATAACTCCACCGTACACCACTGGACAGTCTGGCGCAACTCTTGAACAAGAAAAAAAAGAGGCTCACAAAAAAAGCTTTTTCGGAAAAACATTTTTTTGAAACTTTTTCTACAAAAACTTTATTTATTTGCAATCCCAAAAAAGCACTTTTGAAAAAAAGCTTTTTCTAGAAAACATTTTTTTGTAACCTTTTTGGAAAAAACTTTATTTTTAGACGAAAAAAACTGGCCTAAACACTGGCCTGTAGAGGCGCTTTTGGCGATACTTTTGCAACACTTCAAGAAAAAAGCAAACACACAACTCTTGGGCAAAGAAAAACCCCCCTACTCGAGGGGGGCTTTCCAAACGACAGTTACGGCTCAATCAGCTCCACCCTGTACGTCACCCCATCCTTCAACCCCATTTTGCCGTTTCTGCGGTGAATGGCCCAAACTTTGTCAGTCGCGCCCTGAGGGGTCATTTCCTGGCTTGTCATTGTCGCAACAACTTCCCCTGTTGCTGTGGTGAAGATTTCGTTGATTGTGTACATTTTGCCCCCCTGGTTAGTGTTGCCACCATTGTACACCACTCGACGGTTGCTTGATGACCGTTCAGACCAACCCCAATAATCCTCACCCTTTTGCCTGCAAACCTTAGACGCCTGCAACTGGTACGGGTGCAAGGGCGACTCAGTGGCAAGAGCGTCCAGGTCAATCCCTAACTCTTTCGCCCAGCTAACCTCACTCATTGTGTCCCCAGTTCAGTAAACATCACCGTCACCAACACGGCAACATAAAACAGAAACGCACACGCCAACAACAACCAGCCAACAATCGCCTGGCCCTTGGCTCGCTCAACAGCCCTACGTTCGCGCCCTTGTAGCGCCCCCATCCTCAAGCCGGCCTTGTAACCGTGCTCATAGCCTTCCTGGGCTGTTCTAATTTTGTCCTGTAACATTTCCATTTTTTCCTGTCTGTTGAACGCATCATCGCGTGTTGCCCACCATACACCCGTTTGGGGTTGGCGCAAACTAGCACCCCTCAAACTCGCCCGGCCTACAAGCCCAATGCTCCCCACGGTCATGACCAGCCTTCACCCACGCCCGCACCCCCGGCGACTCTGCAGACTTAGCAAAAGGCTTCCCCCACTCATTCAACACCTCACGGGCCGCCATAGGCGCATTGTGCCAAGCGTCAGCGTTCAACCATGTGCTGGGGTTCTTTGTGTACTCGTCTTTCCGGTTGGCGTCATCCCTGTACGACGTTGCCGCCAAAATGAGAGTGTCAAAGTCTGTCCTTTTCAAAGCCTTCAGGAAAGATTGTTCAGCCACACGCTTGTCAGCCTTTTTTGGGTACACATTCCAAAACTGTTGAAACTCGCTTTTTATATCGTTAAGTGGTTCTAATTCATTGGTTCTAGTTCTATGTGTCATTTTCGTCCCTAGGGTGGTGTCATTTTCGTCCCTAGGTAGTGTCATTTTCGTCCCTACCCTAAAAGAGGAACGCTTCACCACATAAATTGAGGTCGCATACTTGTTTTCGACAACCCTCACCCGCTTTTCGATAGCCGAAATTGTGACCAACTCAGCCACCGCCCGGTCAACCACTTTAACCCCGCACCGCATTCTTGCCGCCACGGTTGCCCTGCTCGGGAACGCCTCACCCGAATTGGTGTCAGCATACCTAGCTAAAATCGCGTAGCACTGGATGGCTCTGGCCGAAATGTCAGCGTCCAAAACCCACTCAGGGACCAAAGAAAATCTGAGGTCTGTTTCAATCGTTGCCTGTTGTTCTTCCATAGATTTCTTCCATTCTTCCTTTTGCTGTGCCCTCTGTTGTTGGCACCCTATCGAACCCTGTCAAATAAAACCAGCCGTCCCAATACCACACAGGAATTTCTGTAATTGAGCGACGCTCCACCGCCCACCTAGGCACAGACCAGCCCAAATCTTGGCAGAGCCGGTGATAGTCCGCGTTGGACGTTTCCAAACCGTTGTGGTCGTTGCACATTGTCAAAAGGAAGGCGGGCTCTTTGTCGTACAGGGCGCTTCCACCCATTCCGCGCCCCACCCTATGCTGTAACGTCACAGGACCGCCACAGGGGCCCTGGACACCCTTGGAGATACAAACACCCCCGTCACGCTCGTACACGCCCTCACGGGCCGCCTGCACCTGTTTGCGTGACTGTTTGCCCAAACTCACGGCTTACCAACCAACCGCAACAGTGTGGCCATATCCATCGTCACCCACCATTCCTCAGGGCTCGCCTTACCCACCCGCTTATGAACCACAATCGCCGGCTTGTCGCCCGCCTGAGAAACAGCTTGCTTCCACCATCCAGCCAAATCCATTTTGACATGATTCTTTACCTCGATAGAGGCAGGGAAGTTTGTCACAATGTCCTCGCCTGCCTGGAACCCTCCACGCGCCGCCCTAGAGGTCACAGCATCCCAGCCGGCTTGCCGTAACGTCTTGCACACGTCAACCTCAGCCTGGTTTCCTTTACGCCGGGAAGTGGCACCGTTCACGCCTGCCCCCATTCAAGTCGCAACAGGGGCGACAAAGACCGGCACACCTCAAGACTGTCACGCAAAGCCTTTATTGCACCCACCGCCGCCCGCAATTGTTGGTCAGCCAACTCACTAGCCAAAAACGTGTCAGCCGTTTCCAGCTCAGCCGTATAGCGTCTGATATCCATGGACCCTGCACAACGCAAAAAATGGTTTGCGTACCCCTTTTTGTGGTCCGCCCGCGCCCTCACCGCCAAAGCGTCAAGCTCAGCAATCTCATTAGTTTTCGCGTCAATACGGCCAGAAATTTTGGTTAGCGTATCCATAATGTACGCCGGGGTAAGGTCACTCATCCCTCTTGCCCCTCTTGAACAACGCCCCCATATCGTTTGCAAACATTCGCCACGGCTGGGTGAGGTTACCGTCAACCAACACCAGCTGGTATTGCTCCAACAGGCTCAAAACTTTACGGTCACGCGCAACAAACTTATATTTTGGCATTGCTGAACCCCTTTTTCTTTTCAGTGAACTTGGTTTGAACATTGGTAGAAAAACCGCCCTTCACGGCGGTCTGGTAAAGCACAGTCATTTCCTCTACAGACTTGCAAGCCTCGAGCTCGTCTAAGAACCCTTCAGGCACCGCAACAGCCGGCGCAACCTCAGGCGCTTTCGTCGTGTCATAAGTTTGCGAATCAGGGTCAGGCTCATCCGTGGGCAAACAAAAGACTTGCAACATGAAAGTACGAAAAGCGACACTCATACATTTAGCCGTTGCCTTGTCGCCCGAATCGAAAGCCTCAGCCATCACCGTCCCCGTGACAGGCTCACCCTCGCTCCCAAAAATTGAGAACATCACCTCCAAGTGAACCCGGTTCAACGTACCACCAGCGGCAGAACGCCCCTCAGAGTATTCAGACCTCAACACGGTAGGAACAATAAACCCGCCCGCATCACGCAAAGCCGGACCAATAGCATTCACCACCGCGTCAATGCCACGAAACTTGAACTTTTGTTGCTGGTTCACGCCAGTCTTACCAACCGCCCGAACCGTCGTCATTACTGCAATCACAATTTCTGCACTTGTAGCCATTACACTTCCCCCTTAGTTTGTATTTCGCTCCACAGAATTGTTGCCGCCAACTTCAAATCTGCAATCATTTCCTCATCACGCAAAATAGTACCCGATTTTGGTTCAAACCAGCCCGGCACCATACGCCCGTCAACCTCTGCCCGCAACATCCACGCGAACACACACCGTTCAGCGCCCGTCACATACAGTTGCCACTGCACTTGGCGTTTGTAGGCGATAGGTATTTTTTCAACCGTGCCCCAATCTTTCCCCGTCGTCTTGACCTCGGAAATGACCGTGTGGGTCAGGTTGATTCCGTCAGGTGTAGCCAAAGCCAAACCGTCCTCAGCGTGACGAATCAGCCAGTCATTGGGCATAACCCCGCCATGGTGTTCCTTCACCCACATAGACAAGGCAGGCTCTTGGTCACGCCCAAACTTCATAGCTGGATTGTCAAAGGCAGAAAAATCTTCAAAATACTGTTCCACCACCTCACGCCTACCAGACGGTGTTGCACCCTTAGCCACCTGGGTAGCCGTCACCCCCGTCCGCCTGGCCGCCAACCATTCCGACTCACCCAAAGCCTTAGAGGCCACAAACTGCTCTGCGCTCAACATCAGAAATTCTCCCATCCGTCGTGCCCAGTAATAATCTGCTCACACTCATACGCGACGTCGCCAAGGCACCCTGTCCCCTCAGCAACCACAGACTGGCTAAAACCAACCACATGTGTCAGCTCATAAAACAGTGAACTAGAGTCGTTTCGGCCAATCGTGATAACCCACTTTTCGGCGCTCACGCTGTGCGCTCCCAAACAATCGCCATACGGCCAGACTCCAAACGTGTCCGCCGGCCTGTATCCCTCACAAGACCCTGCCTGACTAGCTCAGCCCGCCTAGACCGAATCCCAGACTCAGACGCCCTAGGCGCGGTCTTCATGTTCTGGTAGGCCCTCACCAGCTCCACGTCAACCCTTGGGCGACGCAACACACGCAACACAAACGATTGCGTCAACGTCACTTCACTCACCGAATCAGCCGCGTCATGCGACGTCGCTGGGTCTGTATTTCTTGCACTAACCATTTTCATTCCCCCTTTGTAGTTTTCTTCTCTGTAAATATGTGAGCCCACCCCAAATACCGTAGCGCTCATCAGCTTCCAACGCATACTCCAAACACTGCATTTTCATGGGGCAAGCCTCACACAACTTTTTCGCCTCTTTGCGTTTCCAAAACTCGTCAACCCTGTCCTCAGAATCCTCAGGGAAAAAAGCTTCAGGGTAAGACTCACACCCTGTTTCGCCCACCTCATCTTTGGCCTGCATCAACAACTCATACGCTGACCAAACTTTTTCAGACATTCGACGCCCCCTTACCCACCAGTATAACGGCACCCCAGACAACCAGAATGAGGCCCAAAACTGTAGACCCATTTACCAGTTGGAACATTCCCGGAATTACCGCCAAAAGGCCTCCACCAATCAGCATGACCCACCCTGCCACGGTCACAGCTTTGCCACCGTCACAGGTTTGAAGTCTTCCCAAGGGGCCCCGTGCATCCCGATTTCCCAAGACTCGACAACCCGCCACAACACTGTTTCGTCCATCAGAATGTTGCTCAGAATGTCTGCGGGGTAAAAGTCTGACGTTTCTCTCCACCAGTGAGCTATTCGGTCCACATCGCTTTGAATCATTTGGTGCCTTTCGTTAGAACATCTGTTCGACTAGCTAGGGTGGGGGCTTTTGCCCCCACCAGCCAGACTAAGAAACGGGCTCGCTCTCAGCGGTACGGTCAATTTCGGTCAACCCCAAGCTCCAAACGTCATGCTCGCTGGGCTGAAAGTCGCCACCTAAAAGCATTGCCTGCTCAGCGGTGTCAGCCTCCACAACCTGGTCGAAGTAGTAAACCGTGCGTACTGGATATTGTGCCATTTTCTTGCCTTTCCGTTGAGGGCATTTCCCCCTAGCCAGATAGTGGCATGGGGGGGCCTGAAAGGTCAAGCCCAAAAAGGTAACGATTTGGACACACCCCACAATGGTGTATGGTGGCACACACAACTAGCTGACGAAAGGCACAAAATGGAACACACAGACACCGGCAGATACCCCGGAATGACCCTCGAAGCACTCGCACACAAAAGAAACCTAGCCCTCTCAGACCTCAAAGAAATAAACACCGCGATGAAAAGAACCGTCATCCGCGAAAAACAAAAAGGTCAAAACATTACACAACTAGCGCGAACCTCAGGCGTAGTCAGAACCACAATATATGAATGGCTCAGCAACCCAGAACTGTGATATGGTTTTCTGTAGGCGGTCACTTCCATGGTTGCTTGCGTCATTTTCTTCCTTCCTGTTGATAGACAAAACCCCCGTTGTGAGTAGCGGGGGTTTTGTTTTTGCCCACAATTTTTTTGAAGCTTTTTTACAGAAACATTTTTTTGAAACTTTTTCCAGAAAAACTTTATTTATTGCAAGACGCAAAAAACCGTTTCTAAAAAAACTCTTTTTTACAGAAACATTTTTTTGAAGCTTTTTTGTAAAAAACTTTATTTATACAAATTCTCAAAAAACCACTTTTCAAAAACAGTTTTTTTAGGAAAACATTTTTTTGAAGCTTTTTTCTAAAAAACTTTATTTTTGCACACAAAAAACTGGCCTAAACACTGCCATCCGGGCCCGTCTTTTAGGATACTTTTCAAAAAGAATCCAAAAGAATCCGTTTCACCCAATCCAGGCACAAAAGTTTTGCACTTCAAAATAAAGACAAAAAAAAGCGCCCCCCAGGAATAAATCCCAGGGGGCAACAAATCTTTCACCTACTGACAGGCATCACACTCAACAGCCTCTTGAGGGTCAACAGGGCACACGAAACCGTCCACACGCTCCACAGCATCCAACCGCGCCACTACTTAGCAGGCCGGTCATACTGCAACACAGACGTCAGCAAAGACATGACACCAGCGCCAGCCGCCAAATTAGCAACCATCACCCAGTCCACATCCAAGACGCCCACAGCACCCACACCAATAGTTGCGATAGCCACCTGTGCCACCGTCTTCAACGCACGTTCGCCCGCATAGGCCCAATACTTTTTCACTCTAACCATCAGTGTTGTTCTCCACTCTTTTATCGTCGTATGCCGCCCCAAAAATGTAGGACGTCAAAATCAAACTTATCAGGGCAACCCCGCCAGTCACCAAGTCGCCGGCACCAAGCCGGTCCTGCCACACCGCCACAATAGATGACACAACCATTCCGACGCCTAAAGCAAACCCGGCAAAAATGTATCTACGTCTAATCTTCCACTTAGGGTTGCTCATCGTGTCAGCACCGCAATCAAAGGCGACACTACCGCGGCCAGGAACCCAAACGCACCGATAGCCTGCCACATCCGCATCTCAAGTTTGCGAATCCGAATTTCATGGTCTTCAATTTTTAGTTCACTGTCAGGCAGACTGTTAGCAATTTTCTCTAACAGTTTCCCCTGCCGTTGAACCTCCAAATATATGTCACGCATTGAAACCCTTACCGCGAGCGCTTCTTGTTCGTCACTCATCTGATTGCACCTTCGTTGATGGCCCGCTGCAGGGCACTGATAGTTAGGCGTCCCCACACCCCATCGGGTTTCACGTCAAGTAGAAGCTGTACAGCCCGTCGAGTGTTTGGCCCGAACACCCCGTCAGGTTTCGCCCCAGCCCATCTCTGGATAGCTGTGTAAGTCATTCTTCCAGGCCTGCCGTCGATACGGCCCAGAGGGAACCCGGCGTTAGTGAGTGCAGTCTGGAAAGCTTTCCACGTGTTGCGCCCCAAACGCCCATCCACCTTGAGCAAAGCGGGCTTCACGACTACAGCGGCACCGTCAAGGAACGGCACGGGGTCCACGGTATTTCCCCAACGCCCGCCACGTTTCCGAACCTCAAAATGGAGATGGTTTCCTGTGCTTGCCCCCGTAGTGCCAGACGTGTAAATGAAATCGCCGGCTGAAACCCGTTGGCCTTTGCGCAACCCTGTACGGTGCGCCCCATGATAGTAGACCGTCACAATCTGCCCATGGTCAATAAGGACAGTATGCCCGCCACCCGTAGGGCTCCACCCAATCTTCACCACAACACCATCACCCGCAACAGTTACCGGGAACACCCCTGCAACATCAACCCCGTGATGAAAAGCCCGCCTCCCCGTAATAGGGTGACGCCTCCAACCGTAAGGACTTCTTGCGTTGATTGTTCGACCCTCAGGCCAAGGGTTACTCAATCTCATCAGACCGCCTCAGGGTAAGGGTTTGCATCCTTCACAGCCTGCACAGCATCCAACCAAGCCTGCTCTGTCACATCGCCACGCTGAAACTCGAAGAACATTGGGTCTGTCGTTGCCTGATATTCGGCCTGCCTTGCCTGCTCCACTCGCACGTAAGCGGTTTCGTGTTGCACTTCAGGCCATAAACCTTCGAGCGCTTTTTTGGTTGGCTTGTCGGTGTCGGAGAGCCAGGTCAGGCCGCTGTAGTCATCACCGTCAAGCGTCCACTCAGCGCCTGCATATTTGCTAGAAAGAATCGTTGCAATATCCATTAGCCCGCCACCTCCATCAAAGTAATAGTAGAAACTAATCGCGCGTTTGAAGGATTCGTGGTGTTTGAGTTGTTTGAGCTAGTGTTGATAAATAAAGTGCCCGCCGAGGCCGCAACGGACACACTGTAGGTGGTGGCGGAAGTTGTTGCCGGACTGTCCAAAAACTGTGAAGAAGCCGAGCCCTGCTCATCAGACATCCT